GCTACCACAATGGTTGATGGAGTGGAATGGACTCACTTTGATGAAACAATCAAAGATTATATTCTAGCACGATTAGGACACCCTGTTGTACGTGTAGAACTAACTCCTTATCAACTTAAAACTTGTATTGATGAAGCCATAGGAACAATGTACAACCATGCTCCTTTGTTCTCTACACAATTCGTTGCCTTCCAAACTACCAATGGTGTTAATACTTATGAATTACCTTCATACATTTTAAATAATTTAGAGTATGTGGTATATAAGAAGACTCTTCTATCTATTCAGCAAAAAGCTGGTACTCTAGAATTTGACTTTTTTATTAAATACTTTCAAGACAACTATCTATTCCAGAACTTTGGGATCGGAGATTTCTACCTGCTTCAACAGAATTTAGAGATGACTAGAAAGATTTTAGGACAAGAGGGTTCTTTTACTGTTCTCAATAATCAATATCTACATATCAATCCTAAGCCTGTAACAAGTGACCAAGTGGTTATTGTTATTTATAGAGCACTCGATTCTAATACCCTTCATCCAGCTTATAGAAACTGGATTCAAAACTATTCTCTTGCTGCTGCTAAAGGTGCCTTAGGTCAAATCAGGGGGAAGTATCAAACAGTTCCTTCTCCAGGAGGTGGAGCAAAGTTGAATGGAGATCAACTTGTAAAAGAAAGTGCTGATGAAAAAGAGAAGTTGTTTCAAAAATTATTAGATGAGTTTGAAGAGCCCCCGAGGTTCTCAACATACTAATGGAACAGGACATTTACAACAGAATAGGTAAGCTAGAAGATGGTATTACAGATGTAAAGGTTGAGTTAGCTCAGACCTATAAGGATTTAATTAATCACCATAAAATGGACGAGATTAATTCTAAGCATTACAAAGAAGAGCTAGCAACAATTAAAGAAGCAACCAGAGATAAAAATGATGGTAAGAGTAAGTTTGATAAATGGGTAGCACAAGTGTTCACCCCACAAACAATAGCCATTCTTCTGGCTATAGTAGCAGCAGTCGTCGGAGCCCAAATTTAGATGTCAAAAAAGAACTACAAAGTAGGTGTAACTCCGCCTCCTCTTCCCAAGATTGAGGAGGCTGGTGGAGAATTAAACTTTTTTGATCCTGCAAATCCTGATATAAATCTTTTTAATATTGTTGATGATGAGATGATTCGTATTTCAGGGTCTGAAATTCTTTACTTCCCTTATCTTCAAGGTGAAAGCCAGTATGATAAAGTGTATATGGAAGAAAGAAACAAGCCTATTGCCAAAGAGCCTGTCACAGTATGGGGTCACTATGAGCCCAGAGTGTTGGAAGAAAATCTTAGTCAGTTTGGGATAGAACTCACAAATGACCAGACCTTTGTATTTAATAAGAGCTATATGGAGCAGAGAATTCAAGGAAATCTTAAATCTGGTGACGTTCTACAACCTCGTTTTCAAAACCAAAGGTATGAAATTTTTGAGGTCCAGGAAGATAGCTTTGAAATTTATGGGGTATACCATTTAGTATGCGCTGCTAAACTTCTTCGTGATTCGTCAGATGTACAGGATGTTCCTCTTACACAGGTGTCAGACCCTCTTGGTAGACCTGAAATTATTCAAACCTTAGAGGAAAAATACTAGTATGCGCTGCTAAACTTCTTCGTGATTCGTCAGATGTACAGGATGTTCCTCTTACACAGGTGTCAGACCCTCTTGGTAGACCTGAAATTATTCAAACCTTAGAGGAAAAATACGATGGTATTTAAAGTTAATTGGCTAGAAAGTGCAGGAAAGGGAGAGTTATCGGTAACCAGGAGTACAACTACTCCTACTGAATGGGCTCGAAATCTTATTTATGAGCGTACTACTAAGTATAATAATATTCCTCTTTTTTACAGAGAAGCTTTACGTTATATGATTTCTAAGTTAGGAACTTTAGGTTATATTGATTCCGAAACTAATTTGATTGATATTAAATGTATTCATGCTAATCCTGAAAGGACGATTGCCAAGCTTAAGCAGGAGAATAACATTATTCTTCCTATCATTTCTATCAATCAGAATTCCTCAGCTAATGCAGATAATCGTAGACGCAATGCTCCTAATCTTGTAAATGAATCTTTCTGGAGTGAAGAGAAAAAAAGAGCTTTCCGTATCATTAGTTTAGCACCAAGGGCAGTAGACATAGAATATGGAATAAATATTTGGGCTAAATATAAGGCTAATCTAGATCAAATTGTTGAACAAATTAGGCTGATGTTTAATCCTCATTTGGTTGTTAAGAATTCTTATACTAATGTAGCTCAAGCTTACATTGATCAGGAATCTGATAACTCCACCTTTGAGACTTCTGATAGGCAAGATCGTATTATTAGACGAACTTTCACGGTTAAGTTAGAGGGGTATATTCCTAATCCAAAATTCCTTATCACTTCGACAGGAGAAATAGAGGAAATTAATGCTGAAACAACAATCTATTAAAAAAAATGATCAAAAAGTACTGTGGACGAAGTACATATATCTATGGAGAAGAATATGAAGTCAGTTACTAATACTAGTTTACAAAGTTGGAGTCTTCCCTTCCGAACTGAAAAAGGGGTAAAGGATTTTTATCTTACCCCAAAGCAAACCATCAAAGTTCCCGCTTCATATATTACTGATCATGTTATTAGGTTTCAGGAAAGAAACCTAATTTCTATTAAGAACGCATAATAGGAGATATTTAAATGCCAAATTTCGTAAGTCCTGGTGTATATGTCATCGAAAAGGACATTTCAGATTATCCCCCAACCATTAATTCGTCTGTGGTTGGAATTGTGGGATTTGCCTCCCGAGGACCAATTGCAGGACTTAATAGTAAGAAGGCAACTCTTATTACAAGCCAACAAGGTCTCATTGATACTTTTGGAGAACCCGCTGAATATATTAAGGGGCAAGCACTAGAAGGGGCTCTTGAAATTCTAGAAGCTACTAACTCGCTGCGCTTTATTCGTTGTGCTTCTGGTGCTGTAAACGCAAGTAATGCTGTAACTATCGGTGGATGTCCAGCAGTTTACGTTAGTGGTACTCGGTCTGCTCCACTAATGCAAAAGGCTCGTGGTAATGTTCTTGGTATTTCTGCTATAGGAAGTAATGATGGGCACGGAGTGGGTGGCCTTGCTCCATATCTTGGATACGGTGGAACTTCCAGTGTTCGTCTTACTGCTACCGTGTATGACCAATCACGAAATAAAATAGTAGATGGTAAAGTGTATACTATTCCTTCAGGAACTATTGCTGCTTCGGGATCTACTGGTGAGGCTACTACTATTCAAGCTCTTAAAAAGGTAATAGGCGGCTCATTAGATGCTGATAGAATTGGGGCTTTTGCTAATGCTAACGGGGTTGATGCTTCTTCCTTTATCGTAGGGGAAGCTGCTGGTAATGTGGCTACTGTTGAGCTTACTATGGAAATTCAGAACCATGTTGGTACGTGGGAAGGAATTCTTGGTTTACAACCTATTAATAAACTAGGTGCGCTTGGAACAGGAGTGTCTTCTGTAACCTCTTCGGGTACTAGTATTGAGACTAGTTCTGTTTCTTATCTAGTTGAAAGCTTATATACTGGAGAAGGGTACTGGAGACGGATATAATGCTGGTACTACTCCTGCTGGTAATACTAGTGGTGTTTCCTTCGAGGTAGCCGTAAATGGTGGAGAAAACTGTATTGAACAGGTAAATAACCTAGGAACAGCAGTTGAAAACTTTAAAGCAGGAACAGTTTCTTCTGCCTTCTTAGAAAAAGCTCTTGGAACTAGTTTTGATGATAGAACTTCTGATTATGTTATTGGTAATTTTGCTTCAGGAACATATGACAACACTTTAAGTGTTACTTCCTTAACCAGTTTTGAAAAGCCAATAACATCCCTGGTGGGTACGGCTCTTACTATCAACGGGGTGCAAGGTGACAGTGGTGCTCCGGGGATCTCGACGGCTGATCCACGCTTTTTAAAATTAGTACAAGGTACTTATAACTTAGCTGGTGGAACAAATGGTATTCCTACTGCTGCAACTCATGGGGCGCTCAATGAAGCGGCTGCGGTAGCCACCACAGTTGTAGGATCTGTTAGAACAGATGGTGGTAGGACAGGTATTGAAGCTCTAGACGATCCAGTTTTGAATATTTCAATTGCTATAGCTCCTGGTCCTGGTGTTGGGGATAACCAAACAATCCAGAATGCTTTGGTAACTAAGGCTGAACAAACTACAGACTTCCTTGCTCTCCTCTCACCACCTTACAATGTTGGTAAGACAGGAGATGCTATTGAGTGGAGTAATGGATTTGCAACAACGAGAACAGCCGCTATTAATAGTTCGTATGCGGCTCTTTACTGGCCTTGGTTAAAAGTTTTCCAAGTCTTTGACGGTAAGGATCGCTGGTTAGCCCCTGAAATTTATGGTGCTCGTCAGATAGGAGTAACGGATTCAGTTTCTGATCCGTGGTTTGCTCCTGCTGGATTTGTACGTGGTCGCTTAACTAAGCCAACAGATGTTGAAGTTGTCCTTAATCAAGGGGATAGGGATTCAATGTACTCTGGTGGAAATGTTATCAACCCAGTTGTTAACTTCCCTCAGAATGGAATTGCTATCTTTGGTCAGCGTACTACACAAAGACAACCTACTGCACTGGATAGAATTAATGTAAGGCGTATGATGATTTACATTAAGAAGCAGATTCTTGCTTCAACTCAGAGACTAGTCTTTGAGCCGAATGATCAGTTTACATGGACAAGAGTTGAGCAGCTTCTTAACCCCATGCTAGATGATATTGCAAGGCGCAGGGGTATTACTGAGTTTAAGGTGGTCTGTGATGAGACAACCAATACGCCAGTAAGAATTGATCGAAATGAAATGTGGACTAAAGTTCTTATTAAGCCCACAAAGACTGCTGAGATTATAATTTTCGAGTTAAACCTCACTAATCAATCTGCTCAACTAGGAAGCTTATAGGAGAAATATAAATGGCGAGTGCAAAAAATACACCTTATTACGTAGGTGGTGACCTAAACCGAGAAAGTTTCGAGAGTGGACTTCCTGTTATTTCAGAAGGTCTTGATTCCGTACGCACATATCAATTCGAGATTCATTTTGAACTTCCCCCAGGTCTTACTGATCCTGCTGGGAAGCTAACTCTTGCTGCAAAGCAAGTGACTGCCGCAGGGTTTACTACTGAAGCTATTGAAGTTCATCGTGTAAATGATAAGGTTTTCTATCCTGGTAAGGCTTCTCCTGAAGAGCTTACTGTTACCTTTGATAACTTCTATCAGCCAAAGATTGCTAATACTCTGTGGCAGTGGTTCTCTGCGATTTATGATCCTAAGATGGGTGTTTTTCAAAAGAATGGAAGTACTGCATGGAAATCTAGATTGCTAATACTCTGTGGCAGTGGTTCTCTGCGATTTATGATCCTAAGATGGGTGTTTTTCAAAAGAATGGAAGTACTGCATGGAAATCTCAAAGAGCTACTATTGTTTCTTTGGATTCCAAGGGACAACCTCTAATGGAGACTATCTTATATGGAGTATACCCCCAAAGTTGGAAGACTGCTGAATTCAATTACTCTACTAACGAGTTTCATACCATTGAAATGGTTTTCCGCTATGACTTCATGGAACACGCATCCTATGGTGGAGAGGGCTAAGTAATTTCGATTACTTTAAACATATAAAAAGAAAGTAATAAAATCTAACATGTAATTTTAGCCCAGCCTAGATCTTTCTGGGCTGGGTTTTTTCTATTATAAACTAGTTATGGACTACTACTACGCATTACTAAACAGTTATGACCTCCTGAAGAA